CAAACTTTAGAAACTTACCATCAACTTTTGCTGTATCTCTATCAGAATCTTCTCTAGCTGTAGATCTAAACTGTGGAGAGTTATACGTTAGAAGAGATTTTGCGGTTTCCACAATTGGATGTATTCTATTTACAACAATTGGTGCTTGACCTCTATTTTCTAGAACTTGACGTTCTTCATTAGTCCATTGAGCACCTGCTCTAAATTCTAAAGATTCCTGAAACTTAACAGCCCAAGTTTCACGAGAGTTATCGTATTCGTTAAGTAATTCTAAAGATTCTTGAACTTCAGGTAATAATTCGCCTCCATCTGTGATGTCGCCTTTTTCAAATCCAAACACATCAGACAATTTATCTGATACGTTACTTCTAGAACTTTTTGTTCTTTTTTTTATTTGTTCTGGCATTTACTACCTCATATCCCTTTGGTATACTAACATTTGTTACCTTATCTAAAACTTTGACTAAGTTTAAACGGTATTTATTAAGATCTATACGCATAACTCTCTCTATTAACTTATAAGAATTTTTTAATAAAAGTCAAGAACTATTAGATAGTTTTCCAGTTTTTAGTAGTATTTCCTAAAAAATAGCTATCTTCTGATGATTTTACACTACTTTCATGCAAAGGTTTGTAACAATTTTTATTAGCATAAAAGAACCCATCTAGCAAGTCATCGTGTTTACCACGAGGATATAATAGTAGTTCGTCTACAAAAGCTTGCATAGAGGATTGTATGTAAACTTTATTGCTAGCAAACAATGGTTGTAAACTTTCTAGTCTATACGACTTACTAGTTCTAGGGTTCTCTTTTATTTCAAGACCAGGAATAAACATACCTATTTGTTCTGCCTGTTCTTTTATATACTGACGTAACATTTCTTGATAACCAACAGATTCAATTCTTGTTTTAGTACTGCGATATACTTTAAAGTTGTGGATAATAGCATCTGCTACTTCTAACGGAGTTGCTCGTTTTCTATAATAAGGTAAACAAAATCTATTTCCTTCTTCATCTACGGCAATATTAAATATTACAGAATAGTCTGCAGTTTTTCGTGTACTAGACGCAGGATCGACTCCTGTAAAAATATTTACAGCTCTCCTCTCTTCTACTTCCTCACCATTAAGGTTCGTCAGGATGAGAGTTGAGAATCCTGCTTCGTCTTTTTCAATGTAACCATCGTAGCTTTGTATATACTCTTGTCTAAATAGGTTGTCTTCATCTCCTACAATTTGACATAGATACTCACGATAAAATACAGACAATCTGTTGATACTGTCTAACTCTTCTTTTTTTTCTTTTAATTTTTCTATTGGCCACACTTCTTCCCATAACGAAACACCTTTTTCTAAGTCAGGTCTAAATTCTAAAGTTTTCCAACCCTTCATATCTTTTAATGTTTCTACCATACAACGTTCGTGCTGCGGAGTACCAATAACACATATTCTACCAGATAACGGATCAAGTGATGGTACGCCAGATTGCAACAACCAACGTAAATTGTATTCCATAGCTTCTGCTGTTTTGGTATTATTTTCATCTTCAGGATCATCTAATATTAAAAGAGTAGGTCGTTGGTTTCCATGTTTAATACCACGTATCTGTTGACCAGTACCTTTACAAATAATAACACTACCATCTTTTAATTCTATTTCTGTGTTTGTCCATTTACGTGCTGATTGCATTCCCCAATACCCAAAGAAATAACGAAATTCTTGAGAATAATCCAAGACATCTTTTATAGTTCCTAATAGTTTTGTAGCGTGTGATTGTGTACGAGATACAAGTACAATTACTTTTACACCCTTATCAAACATTAAATGAAACAAAGGATAAATACCAGCAACAACCGAAGACTTAGCGTGGCCACGTGGAGCAATAACATTAATTTGTTTGTCCTTACTAAGAAGCGTTCGAGTTAGATCGTAATGAAACGGAGGAGATTCTGCACTAAACATATTCGGCATAACCATTCGGCCGAACAATAACATATCCTGTTGCATCTTTAATAGTATGTCTTGTTTATCACTCATCGATAATTATCGTAATATCTAACTGCATATCTTCTGCTACCTGAACAAGCGTAGCTAAAAATACAAGTAAGTTATTTTCCTTCCCCTTCAGTACTATTCGTTTCTCCACTTGGTAACTCTTTCTTTTGTGTTGCTTTAAGTTTTTTAGTTTGAGTTTCGTACTGATTAGCTATTTGATGACTAATATCCATTTCTATAGTTTCTGTTTGTGATGATTTGTTTGGTGCCATATCTAAAAAGATAGAAAGTTCTTTAGCAGCTCTAATCATACTTCCGCTATCTTCTTTCATCTTTGCTACAACAATAGCATCTTTCATTACATCTAATACATATCCCTCATCTACACCCTTATCAGTTAAGATCTCTTGTAGTTTCTCTTTTATCATTTGTTTTGTTTCCTTTGACTTCAATAATCGTTTTGCCGCTATATGCGGTTCTTTTTGGTCAGGCCTATACAACTTACCAATAGCATCAAGATCTGGCGATTCTCCTGCAATCTTGTAAGCTAAATAAGCATCTACAGCAAGTTCTGCTCGTTTAGAATTAGCTTCTATTTCAGAATACGGCTTTGTAGATACTGTATTAAAGTTTCCAGATTTATAATGCGGTTTAAATTTTAAATACCTATTATGACCTAACCATTGCCTTCCGTAAGGAAATGTCATTTCTGTTCCTCGTTTGTATTTCTTTTTATAAATACACTCAGCAATAAAACCGTCATCGCTTAAACCTAGCTCTCCTTCTTCGCATTTTTGCCAATGTTTATAAGTTAAATCCTGTGCTTCGTCTTCTGACCACACAGAATAGTCTTTTGCTACAAAGTTATTCTTTTTCAGCTTCTTTGTTATCTTGATCATCTATTTCTAATTTTTCTTTTAAAAATTTTATATAATCCTCTTTGTCATCCTTAAACTGGATATATTCATCTACCACCCTTGCGTTGTTGGCAATATCTGCTTCAATCTTACTGATACGCATCATTAACATTCCAACAGTTCCCATTACTTCTTTTAAGGTTGGTTTGCTTTTCTTTTTTATGGCCATTAACGTTTCTCCTTAACGTAATTAATTATCCTAATAATTAATGTATTCTATTAACCTTAATATTAACGTTAATACCTTACAATCAATTCTTTTCCTCAGGTTTTAATTTATCTAAACCAAAACGCATTTTATTTCTTTTAATCTCTATCGTCATTTCAGCTGACATTACCATTAATGTTTCTAAAATACTAGGATCTGATAGATCTATTTCTACTTGTTCCCATTTTCCAGTACGTTTGTTGTAACGTTCTAACATTCTGTTTTCTTTTATAAACTCAAGTAATTTTCCTAGTTTTTCCATAACATAACTTACTGAGTTTAATTTCTACTTACAATACTTTAAAAAATAGGGCTAGATTGTATGTACGAGGTATATATACCACCTACCTACCATTAATGTTGGAATTAATCTTACAGTTTAGTTGACATTTATCGGCAAGTTTAATTCCAACCATTAATGGTATGTAGCTGCACCTTTTTGGAGGGTTAATGGTAATCCTCGTAAACAAAATAATCCCGAAGGAGGGTAACGTAATGACGAAACAACAACGTAATCTATATAGTCAACTCAAAGAGCACCGAGGCAGTATCATCGGATGCTACACTTACTGCAAGGACGATAATTCTTTGTCGGGTAAGAGAGTTGCCATCAAGAACCTCGATGCCTTTGAGGATACTTATGAGGACAAAGGCCACAATGTCGGCTTACGCTTCGTGATGAGTATCGACAAGGAGACGAGTTATGATGATATAGAAGTCTTGGATACATTCACCGAGTACGCCGAGCTTTGTGACTTGGATGTCCTCATCCCTGATGAATGGTCACCACTTGTCGCCAGTAAAGGCAAGAACAAGGGTGCTAAGTCAGTCGCAGTGTTTGTGTATCCTGATAATATATAGTCGAGGCGACATAGGGTGTTACCGAGCAGCAATGTTCGGTAATGCCTTAATTACATAATACCTTACAAAAAAGCGCTTGTAAGTATCATTAATGCGTATTAGATTAAAAATGCCAATCAACGTGTCGTCAATACCTCATATCAGTTAGGTATCATATCCCATAGATCTCACGATGCGTTGGTTGGCTACAATATAAACCGTGATCGTATATAACAACCGATGAAGGAGGGTGTCATGAAAACGATACTATTTGTAGGCTTGATTATTTGCCTGGTATCAGTATGGTTCGCTGAAATGAAAAGAGCTACTGATGACGAAAAATAATGACGAGTTCACAGTCAAATTTGATGACAAAATCGATTATGATGATGAAGTCATACAAGATGATGTAGAACTTATAAGTAGCAAGGAAAACAATGAAATGATATCAGAATACTACGATATGCAAATAACCTTTGTGAATGTCCAAGCAAAGAATCGTAGGATAAAAATATCAGTTGAGGATTTGTAATGCGAGAACTTTTTAGTTCAAAAGCACATTGCTACTATACAAAGTTGCAACACTCATCAAAGTTTAAAACGTGGTTCCTGGCCAAATACAAGGTAGATTTGAGCAAGTTAAGGGAATCAGACGTCTTTGATGAGCGGTTGCAAATGGTTAAGAAAAAGATGACGTTAAAACATATGTGGGCGATATACTATAACGTTGTGAAAGACAATGAGGCATAATATGTTAAGAATGGTATGCAAGCATTGTAGAGAAACAGTTGCTGATAGTGATGTAACAACAAGAGAAATGAATATATATGACCCTTGTTGTGATGAATCACGTAGAGAGATAAGTCACTTAAAAGCACATTTTACAAAGAAAGCAAATCAGCATGGTAGATGGAAGGTTGATACTATTGATAGTATAGGTAATACCGTTGATAGTAACGAGAATTTCATAGA